CGCTGTCTTGACGAAGCTGGGAATCTTCACCACTTTGCAGCGTGGACTAACGTAATTCCGTGGAACGAGTGAGGAACGACGGGGAGTGGACAGAGGGACGCTACAGATCATTCATTACTAGTACGCTACGTGGTGGTATGAGACGGTGGCCCCCTAAGTGGAAGGCACTGAAGAAGGCAGAGTTAGGTAGGAAGACAAACAAGAAGACAGGGAAGCTAGCCATGCACTACCTGTGTGGCATGTGTAACGAAGAGCACACAGCCAAGGACGTACAAGTAGATCACATTCAGCCAGTAGTAGACCCTGCTACTGGTTTTGTTTCTTGGGACTTGTACATTGATCGTTTGTTTTGTGAGAAAGATAACCTGCAAGTATTGTGCACCAAGTGCCACAAACTAAAGACAAAGGAAGAGAATGAATCTACGAGAGTATCAAGAGCTAGCAGCAAGGTTCGCACTACCGACAGCCCTAAACCGCGAGTATCTAAGCCTAGGGCTAGTAGCAGAAGCAGGGGAAGTAGCAAGCCTAGTAGCAAAAGCAGTGCGGGACAGCGACGGGAACCTAAACCGAGAGTCGTTAAAAAAAGAGCTGGGTGATGTGCTGTGGTTCGTTGCTGTGCTAGGCCAGCACTACAACATTGACATGCTAGACTTAGCAATGGGCAATATTAATAAACTGCGTGACAGACAAGCACGTGGAGTCATCAGTGGTAGCGGGGACAATCGGTAACACTATGGAAGACAATTATTTTGATGCATATCCCGACAATCGGGAACAGACAGAAGAGTTCTGGGTACACCACGTTATTAAAGATTTTGACTACATCTTTAGCAGCGGGAAGTTTCCAGATTCATTGTACGAATTGCTGTCAGAGGAAACAAAGACCAAGTTGTTTACACTAGCAGCAAACAAAATTTATGAACGGACAATCAATGGTAATGGCTATTAGACTATTGACAGGAGTTGCTCTAGGTTTTGACATAAATCCTGCTCCGGGTGTTTATGTCAGCATTTACTTGGGCATCATTGAAATTGCGTGTTACAACCCTGAGGAACTAGAAGAATGACACTTGGTACTTACGAAACATTCATTGCGAAAAGTCGCTACTCACGATTCCTAGACGACAAGAATCGTCGAGAGCACTGGCCTGAGACTGTAGATCGCTACATGAACTTCATGCAGAAGCATCTGAAGAACAAGCACAGCTACACAATTGCACCCGCTCTATACACCGAGCTACACTCTGCAATCTTAAATTGCGAAGTTATGCCCTCTATGCGTTCAGTAATGACTGCTGGTGATGCACTAGAGCGTGATAACACTGCTGGCTACAACTGTAGCTATCTGCCTGTAGACGATGTTAAGTCATTCGACGAAGCTATGTACATCCTGCTGTGTGGCACTGGTGTCGGCTTCTCTGTAGAAAGCAAGTATGTCAACAAACTACCTGAAGTACCTACGCAGCTATTTAATAGCGACACTACTATTGTGGTGTCTGACAGCAAAGCTGGTTGGGCCAAAGCCCTACGTCAACTTATCGCCCTACTGTATTCTGGGGAGATTCCAAAATGGGATACCTCTAAAGTCCGTGCGGCAGGGGCACGCCTTAAAGTCTTTGGTGGTCGAGCTAGCGGCCCTAAACCCCTCATTTCGCTCTTTGAATTTGTTACTAGTAAGTTTAAAGGTGCGGCGGGACGTAAACTTACCAGCTTGGAATGCCATGACATTATGTGCAAGATTGGCGAAGTCGTGGTTGTTGGTGGGGTACGTCGGTCAGCGATGATTAGCCTCAGTGATTTGTCAGATGATCGGATGCGGCATGCAAAAGCAGGACAATGGTGGGAACGAGAAGGACAACGAGCACTTGCTAACAACAGTGCATGCTATAATGACAAACCCACTGTTGGAGAGTTTATGTCTGAGTGGCTGGCACTGTATCAGAGTTACAGTGGAGAGCGAGGAATCTTCTCACGACAAGCAGCTAAATCTACAGTTGCTAAACGAGGACGGCGAGACAGCAACTTTGAGTTCGGTACTAACCCATGTTCAGAAATCATCCTACGCCCATATCAGTTCTGTAATCTTACAGAGGTGGTGGCACGACGGGATGACACTGATAATGATCTGCAGCGAAAGGTCAGGCTCGCCACTATTCTCGGTACCTTTCAGTCAACACTAACTGACTTCCCATATCTACGTAGGGTATGGCAGAAGAATACAGAAGAGGAGCGTCTGCTAGGTGTATCCATCACTGGTATCCTAGACTGCCCCCTGCTGAACGACATTAATGACGAAGGTCTGTCATCACGTCTAGATAAGCTACGTGAGAGTTCGGTTGTTACTAATAAGGAATTTGCTGATGAGCTTGGTATCCCGCAGTCTGCTGCGATTACTTGCGTTAAGCCTAGCGGCACTGTTAGCCAGCTTGTTGATAGTGCCTCTGGCATTCATGCTCGTCACAGTGAGTTTTATATTCGACGTGTACGAAATGACAACAAAGATCCTATCACGCAGTTCCTCAAGGATCAAGGTATTCCTAACGAAGCGGACGTAATGAAGCCCCATGACACTACGGTGTTTAGCTTCCCTATGAAGGCTCCTGATGGTTGCGTAACCCGTGATGATCTAGATAGCTTTACTCACCTAAAGCTGTGGCTAACCTATCAACGTCACTGGTGTGAGCATAAGCCCTCAGTCACTGTGTACGTCAAGGAAGCCGATTGGCCTGAAGTGGGTGCGTGGGTCTGGAAGAACTTTGACGAGATTAGCGGCATTAGTTTCCTACCTTGGGATGGTGGTAGCTACAAGCAAGCCCCCTATGAGGAGATTGACGCAGCTACCTACGAGAAACTAAAGGCAGAGATGCCAGCTACAATTGATTGGGAATCTTTTGTAGAGTATGATGACAACGTTGAGGGTGCTCAACAGTTGGCGTGTGTAGCCGGTGTCTGTGAAATCTGATGACACGTTACTAATAACTGAGGCGTTAGCAGGGAGTGAGGAAGCTTACTCTCTGCTTACTAACAAGTATTGGGATCGCATCTACAGATTCTTGAGGAAACGTGTTAATGACAATGCTCTTGCAGAGGAGTTAACACAAGACACCTTTGTAGCTGCATTTCGATATTTGAAGACGTTTAGAGGCGACAGTCAGTTCTATACATGGTTATGTACCATTGCCATAAATAAAGCGTCTAGACGGCCTTTAAACAGCCTTAAAACCGACTTTGAGAATGTAACCGTGGATACACCAGAATCAATATACGAGATTAAGCAGACAGTGGGTAGAGTGACGCAACTTATTGACACACTTCCTGCCAAGCAGAAGAAAGCCCTGATGCTGAAGCTTGAGGACAATATGTGTTACAATGACATTGCTGTGATATTGAGGTGTAGCCCAAACCATGCTAAGAATCTTGTGTGGAAGGCTAAGAAGACTATAAGGAGTTACTATGACGAATGATGAGAGCTACCGCATGATGGAAGCACTACGCCGCCATCTACTTGTCAGTCTCTATGACTTTGACAACAAGATTGAAGTGGTGTTAAAATTCAAGACTGCGGATGGTAAGGTTCACCAACTGTGCAATAGCTTTGTGGAGAAACAACGATGATTGTAGAATGTGTCAAAGAGAATGAAGATGGTTCAGCAGATGTAATCTTACGAGACATTGACGAACGCATGATGCAACTTCTAATTCAAGAAGGTCTATGCTCTCTACTCACCAAAGAAATTGCTAGGCTAGAGAAAGAAAAGAAGATTCCTGCACTGCTAAAGAAGGAACCCACTAATGAAGTATGAAGAAGTTATGTCTGTGCAATACGGAGGTAACCACTACAAGGATCGGAAGATCCAGCCGTGGGAAGTCTGGGAAGCATATGACATGAATGGTTGGGAGGCTAGCGCAGTGAAGTACTTGATGCGCTGGAAAGACAAAGGTAAGCCACTAGAAGACCTGTATAAGGCACTACACAATGTTCAGTATTTAATTGCAAGAGAAGAAAGGAAACAACATGTACAAGCTCAAAAACGTGAAGGGCAGTCTGCCAAAATCTTTGAAGGTGTCCTTCAGCAACTACAACAGCGCACGTTCAGCACTTCGGAAATTCATGAGGAAGCAAGCGTCCCTGAAGTCGGGGGAGCATCTACCGATGTACATCATTCGTAGTTTTGGCTACGACATTGTACGAGTAGCATAAAGAAAGGGGCCTAGCGCCCCTTTTTTATTCTTTAATTTTTAGTTGTAATACACTGTATACTTCAGCCACTGTACGTGGCTTTTTTGTTTTCTTATCTTCAAAGATAGGTAGGTTAGCTTTATACTGACCTGCTGACACAACATCCTTAATTGATTTTTTAGGAGCAGCAGATAAAAGCTTTTTTGCTCCTTCAGCACCAAGGAAGTGTGCTGCATATAGCTGTGTATCTGTAGGATCAGATCCAAGATATTGTTGTAGTTGTTTCTTATTGTCTTCTGTAAACCTCTCAACTACTTGCCTTGATTTTTGGGGATCAAACCTGTCTTCTAGCGTAAACCCCAAACCATACTTCTTATT